CTAACTTTGTATCCATACCAATGGTAGTTTCTGCATGATCTTTAGTTATCTTAATACCATGTTTAGAGTGTTCGATTACACGAAGAAACTTAGGAATAACACCGCCAGCACGCTCAATTTGAATCATGTCACCTAATCCAAGATTATGTTCTTCGATAATACCTAGATTATGTAGAGTAACTCTAGAAATTGTAGCATCTTCTAAAACTACGGGATCAATAACTGCTGTAGGATTAACGGTACCAGTTCTACCTACTACCCACAACACATCTTGTAAAGTAGTAATAGCTGTTTCTGTTTCACGTTCTTTAAGAGCTACTGCAAATTTAGGAAACTTAGACGTATAACCTAATTTTAAACATTTAGCGTAAGAATCAGCACGGTATACTACACCATCCATAGGATAGGTCCATGCATCATCTTCCATTACTGTAAAGAATCCCATATTCTTAACAATTTCCATACGAGCTTTGTACCCAAAATGAGCACCTAACCAGTCATGAGCAATAAATATGATGTTACGCTCTGTAAACTCTATAGCAGATTTAAGACCGAGCGCACCACTGACGTAGTTTCTAAAATTTTCTACGTCATTATCAGTTACACACTCACCATTAATTACTACTTCATCATATTGTGTATCTATACGTGTAGGTATATTAGCAATAGCTACTGCCAAATGTGTAACATCTTCTCCACGCTCGCCATTACCACGAGTTAGTGCAGTAGTTAATCTACCATTAGTATAGATTAAACTAAGATTAGTGCCATCAATTTTTGGAAGTCTAACATCCATAAACGCATCAACTTCACCTATATCATATACTTTACGTAACGAATATAAAGGATACGGATGAGTTACTTTGCCTGCCTTTCCACCAACGCGGAAAGTAGGAGAATCATGATCACGCCAACCTTGGGCGGATTCCATAGCTTCTAGATTATCATACAGTTGATCAAATTCTGCATCTGTAATTTCAGGTGCATAATCATCATAGTATAGTTTACTATGTTCTTGTATAAGTGTTTTAAGTTCTTTATAAATCATATTATGAATATAGAACAAAAATAAGCATTAAGAAAGCTTAAAATAACTTTATAGATTGTTATCGTGTATATATAATTGAAGAAGAGCGTAATGTAACACCTTCATTAGATCTTTACGAGCATCGTCTCTCGTACCTTTATTTAAATATCTACTTGCATATTTATCTACATTACCCATACAAAATCCGGTGCCATGACCTTTATCTATAATATTCTCCATAGATTGAATTTTATTTGTATTATAGTGAGAAGCATAAGTGCTATCAATATAGTCTGTAAACTCTTCTATCAGTTTGTCTTCATTAAACTTATAGATATTTGTTTTAGGTCCAATAGTTATAGAACCATCTTTTTGACGTTCCATGGTAACTTTAAAACCTAAATCTTCAATTTCCTCTTTTGTATATTGGTTGTGACCATGTCCAGCAGTAGAGTCCCAACCAATTGTTTGTGGTTCTGGTCTTATATCATTTGGAGATATTGATTTTTCCATTTTTTTTTCAATTTTCCATTTATCTGTTGTTCCTTGGTGTCTACCATATACGACACCATCTACTCGTTCATAAATTAATCCTACATCTTTTTCAACAGCATTCTCTTTTATTCTTCTTCCCATATAATCATGGTATCGCTCTTGTTTTTCCAAGATGCTATCCTATCTTCTTTTTAATAGCTTCTAATAACTTACTTAGATTTTCCTTTTTATTAAGATTAGTTCCCAGTACTTCTAATCCTAATAATTCTTCAAGCTCTCTTAACATAACTTTTACAGTTTGAGATCTATCTTCTTCATGAATTTCTGGTTTTTCATATATTTTAAGTTGTACCAGCTTACTAATTACACTTCTATAACCTTTACCAAAATGTGTAGCAAGTCTATGTACATCTTTAATATTTTCTTCTTGATAAAGTCTTTTAAGCTCTGATTCATGATCGTCATTCCAAGCTTTAATACTCATATTTATTCTCCAATTCTAATTCTAATTCTAATTGATTATTCCAAACATATCTTTGAGCTACAGCTTCTGCTGCATCTTCAAGTAATGGTATTAAAGAGCTTACTTCATCAGCAGGTATAGAAAATCCTGATTTTGTAGGAAACCACTGTCCAGTATCTCCGTCCATTGTGTACTCTCTTATATGTAAGTATAATTTATCTCTAAACTCATTTACAGTTACTTTTACTGCATTTCCGTTTGGCTTATGAAATGCAGTACCAAAATCTATATTCATATATTAACTACTTTTTCTGTATTTAAAAAGTTTTTTATCCAATCTGTTACTGGATATAATTTAAATATCTGTACCAAAGCATATCTAATTTCTGTATTTGACTTGTTTAACATTCCGTGTTCTACTAAGTCTGGATCAAAAAATATTGTCTCACCTTGTTCTAGTGTATAAGAAGTAAACTCTTCTTTATACTTAAATTTATATATAAAATCTTTACTAGCTGTAAGAGCGGTAATACTTCGAATCATATAGTCACTTTTATTTTTTACAGCAGTGTTATTACCGTCAGTATGCATAGGTATTTCTTGACCAGGAAGTTGCTTATGTATACGTACTCTAGTAGTTTCTAATTTAAAATAATCTGTTAATTTTTTAACTTGTGTTATTTTATCATATAACGCGGTATATTTAAATTGATTAGGATTTTCTAAAGGATTAGATCTATAAAAGTCAAATACACTACCTGTCTCACTTTTCACTGATATAGCATCTACATGTCCTGCTAAGTCTTGATCTGTATGTTCTACAAACTTTAATTGTTTAACCCACTTATTATCAAACTCTAATCTTGTTTTAGCTTTTAGTAACATAATTTTTTATCTGACCTCCTTCTACTGGTTTATCTAGATAATCTTTTCCTAGTATCCACATATCAGGATTTCTTTTTTTAATTTGTGTAATCCATGTATTATAACTATTTGATACTCCTTGTAAACCCTGCATATAATGAGCATTAACAGTATGAAATGCATTACTCCACCAAATTACACTGTTTGAATCATATGGAACTATTTTTTTAGTTATAGATAAAGGACTTTTACAAATATCTACATGTGTGTAGGTATGTTTTAATTTTTTATATTCTTGCCAATGACTTTTTATTTTATTCTCATCTCCCCACCAAGCTATTTCTCTTTGCCATAAAAAATCATCTGTTTCATTTTCTGTAAGAGTCCCATGTGTTTCATTAAAATTATATTTTTTCCTAGCCCAATTTATAAATGCAGGATAATCTTCTCCATTCCACTGTTTTACCATCATATTTTTATAAGCTAATGCGGGTTTGCTATAGTCAAAAAAGTTTACAGTAGTATCTTCTTCAAATCCAAAGGTATTTAATATCATATGAGGTTTGAAACTAGCAGCTACAGAGTATAGATGTTTAATAGGTTTATTTAGTTTACAGTATTTTAAATCTAAATAGGTTTCCGTATTCCATAAAAATACACATTCTGGTGCATAAGCAACAATATTATTTATCCAAGATAGTTGTTCTTGTAAAGTTTCAATACTACTAGTAGGATAAATAAATTCTTTTGCATCTCTAATTTTAGGGTGAAAATTATATACTGTTAAATCATTTTCTAAACTAGTATTTATAAAGTTCCAGCCATCAACTAAGGGAGTACACACTTTTGTATCCTGTGTAGGCATTAAAGATAGTGGAGTATAATCATCATGTATATCTTTAGCATGTCTATTAGCAGCAGCTAAATGCTCTGGTTTGTCTAATTTATGTTTAGCCTCTCCCCATACAGGTTTATCAAACTTTTTATAGTAGTTTAGATTGACTAAAATACACTGTTTGTGTAATCCGTAATAACCGTTACCTTCTGCCCAATTACTATTTGGAGTTTCTTTATCCATAATATGTCCTGTGATAAAGAAGTTCTTTTTAGTCATCCATTTTTCTATAATTTTAAAAAATGAACCATCTTTAACAATATGACCTACTGCTTGTACTATACAATATTCTACATTATATTCTAATGCTTTATCTAATACGTCATTAACTGACTTACCATATATTATAGGTCCAAAGTATTTGAATCTTGTAAAAAATTCTGTAATTTCTTTACGTTTTTCTTGTATAGTCATATTTCTAGATGCAAATTTTGGGTCATCAAATATTGCTACTACATAGTTTTTATTGAGTCCCATTTTTCGCATAACTACGCTCTACCAATTCTTTAAATTTTTTTGTAGTTTTACCATGTACTATTATATGGTATCTATCTTCATTACTATTATTATATACTGCATGGGTATTACCCACATCTAATAGTAATGATTTTCCTGACGCAAAAGGTAAATAACCTTTATGGCCTTTCATTTTAAAATTACAACCTTCAGGATTATTCAGTGCTATATTAATAGGAGACAGTCTATGTTCAAAAGAGTCTTCATGTGGTGTAATATACCCTTGAGGCTCTAATAACATAAAACGTACTCTATAATATGTATCATAAGGAAAATAATACTTAAAAAACTCATGAGTTATAGGACATCTAGCACATATTTCTGTCCAATTATAAGGAGTTTCGTTATTTGATTTATATCCATATTGTTCGTAGTGATTAGTTTTATACGGATCTATTCCATGGATACAGAGACTTCGCCACCCTTTATGTCTGTATCCTCCTCCACCATTATCTTCATCTCTATGCTTAACAAACTCATCTTTAAGATTTATAGCTTCTTCTAGCATATCTTCATGAGGTATTGTTAGATCAAGTTCAAGCCAAGGTAATCCGCTTTCTGTTACTATTTCTTTATACTTCATATCATAGACTCATCAAATGCAAAACTTGTTCCACAACCACAACTAGCTTTTGCTCCTGGATTTTCTACTTTAAGTTGTTTACTTAATCCTGATGTGTCTAAATCTATGATACTTCCATATAAATATTTTAGACTAATAGGATCAATAACTGAGGGTGGATTTTCTGAAAATTGTATATCATCTTTTTTAGGGTGTATTTCTACATCAAAAGCATAATTAAAACCAGAACAACCTCCACCATCAACTGCAAATCTAAAATACTGCCCTTGCTCAAGTATGTCTGTTATATAGATTTGTGCTTTCATTGTTATCTTTGGTAGCTGACCCTCAACTTCTTCATTAAATATAGGTACATTACCATGAAAATCATTAATAATTTTTTTATCTAAAGATTCTACTAAGTTTGGTGGTGGTGGAGGATTATTTTCTAATTCAGTAAAAAATTTATCTAGTTCTTCTGAATAATCAGTCATATAGATTCCTTTATTATCTAACAGTACTTTCTCTACTTGCAATTTGTCTAAATACTTCTAAATAAATATTACTTATGTTTTTCCAAGTATTATCAAGCATACTATTTTCTGCTTTTTCAGCTAGTTGATTCTCTCTAGTATGAGAGTGGTATATTGTTCTCATTATATTTGATAAATGATCTTTATTAGGTTCATGATAGAATGAGTGAGTACTCATATTAGTCATAGCATCTCCTGGTTTCATAGCAAATACATTTTGATTAGTTATATCCATATTACTTCTTTGAGTTGCAATTTTATAACCAGAATCTTCTGTAATAAAGTCATCCGTAGGGCCTTGCGCAGATACTATAGGTACACATCCACAAGCTATAGCTTCTTGAATATGCATCCCAAATCCTTCGGCTCTATACGGATGTACTATCATCTGTGAATTTTTAAATATAGAAGCTATTTCAGTATCAGATAAATCATCGTTAATGTATATTACTTCTGCACAATCTGTCTTGTACTGCATTTTAATAGTTTCATTTAGTATGTTACTTTGCCCATATATTTTAGGATTATCTTTAATTATTAATCTAACATTATCATATTTTTTAAATGCCTCTTTCCAAACATTCATCAGAATATCTAGACCTTTTCTCCACTGAGAATTTCCTAGATATACAAAATTAAACTTATCTGACTTAGCATATTTATCTGGATCTGGTGTAGCTTCGGTATTAAATATATTATCATTATAGCCATTTGGTACTACATATAGATTACCAGGTTTCATACCTGCTTGACCAAATATATTAGCTATATATTTACTAGGAACTATTAATGCATCTGCAAATGTTTCAAATTTATATTGCCATTCAAAAGGTACTTTATTATATTCCCATGGCTGTATATAGATAACTTTAGTAGTATCTGATGTAGGCCAGTTCCAAATAGGAGGATAAGTATGTCTAACTTGTATATCTGGACTGTTTCCAAGGTCTATACTCTGTAATTTTTTTAATTGTTTGACTATATTTTTATCTACTTGATACTCAGGATCATAAGCATCTAATGCAGTAATTCCTATCTCAATATCAGGATGCAAGTTACTAATATTAGTAACTATATTTCTATTAACAATAGAAAGAGAGTGATTATCATAAAATTTTCCAACAAATTCAATTTTCATATTAGTAAGCCCATTCTCTATGTTGTCTAATGTAGTCTTCTACTTGATCTGTATTAATAGGCACTAATTTAGGCCATTGAGCTTCACCTAGTCCTGATGTTTTAAAATTACGTAGATCTGTATAGTTATCAAGAGTAACCTGATTCCATACATTATAAAATGGATCTTTTTCTACAAGATCAGAATGTCCTATATTATTAATCTTTTGATGCAGATCTTCTTTACTTCTACATAGACTCCAATGAAGAGCTACGAGCGGGGATAACAATCTATTATGTCCTGCAGAACTTTTGTTAGTCCATCTAGCATATACAAAAGTACTATCATCAGAAGTTACTATGCCTTGATTTTCCCCAAAAAAAGGCGTGTCATCTTCATTAGCTATTACTAAGGTGGTATCATCAATAGTTTTATAAGGAGTTGCCCAAGTCATACAAATATCTGCCTTTGTATAGTATCTTTCCACTAAAGGACAAAAATCATAGAAAAATTCTTTAGGATTAATTAACCATTCATCAGCATCAAAAGAAAAAATCCAATCATTAGAACAGTTAGACTTTAAAAAGTTTCTTTCATAATTATCATTTTCTATCGCAACCTCACCTTTAACAAAATCTTCTTCAATGATAGATATTTTACTATCACCATCAATAGCATTTAACTCTGACCATAGTTGTGACTCATTAAATGAAAAACTATTACCACTCCAGGTTTTTCTATTTTTATCTAATCCTAGAATAATTTCATCTACATAATTATAGTATCTTTTAATACTTTCTGGTAAATAACTTGCATCATAGCTTACTAAGCTAATAACTGACTTCTTTTTCATTTATGCCTCTTTTTTAGGTTTAAACATTGTTTTTTTGAAAAGTATAATTCTTATCCCATTAAACCAGCCATTAGTATTGCCCATAGTTCTAACGGTTTTTTCTTCTTCGTGTAGTATCTTATAATGATCTTGATATTTAGCTAAAGATTGTGTCAAAGGTAGCGCAGAATCTTCTAAAGAAGTGTTTGTAAAAACTACTAGACATTCTTGTGCTAAATTAGGAAAAACTTTTTCAAAAAAGTTTTCATAAGTTTCCTTTGTTACTGGAGTTACATCAAAATGTACTATATTAAATTTTGGTAATTTTTTATAGTTTACTGACTCAAAACTATCTTCAATAAAATTAACATTTGATTCTTCTGTACTTTGGTCTTTTACATTGTGTAAGTTTAGGTGATGATCAAAAACATCTCTCATACTACTTTTTATAACAAAATTATCAATTCCGACACATTTAGTTTTATGATTACCAGCAGCAGCTGATAGTAATGTACCCCCACCTTGTACACCTATCTCAAGATAATTTACATTATCTGCTGCGCACAAATTATTTAATAGATGTCTAATTTCTTCTGAAGACTCTCCCATTATTGTTTGATAATGAAATTGCAGTAATTTAGATTTATTCTGTGCTGCTAGTTCCAACGCTGCTTTTATCCAAGCCACATTTAATTTAGCCATTATTTCCTCCTTCTAAAAAGTAAGTTATCTATAAAGTAGAATGGTATGTATAATACAAGAAATACTGTAGATATAATTACAAAAGGAATAAAAACAAATAAGAGGCAGATAATTAACCACATAAACACAAAAAATACTAATATAGGAGCATTATTTGATGGTTTAAGTTGTTTTGCCTCTTGTTTAATTCCAGTCCACATTTCTTCTTTAGATATATATATCTTATCCATTTTTAATTTCTTTGTCCAGCATTTTATAAAATTTTGAATTTGCCCATTTAGATTTCAATGTTTCTAAATTTCTGGCTTCCATGTTTGCTTTAGATTGATCTTTTACTCTTTTATTATCTCTAGATTCGTGATGGTACAGTCTTATTGGGATCTGATAAATTTGTTCTCCTGCTTCACGAGCTGTTAAACAATAGTCTACATCTCTATTATATGTCCATTCATATTCCGGTGAAAAGTTACCCACAGTATTTAAAAAACTTCTTCTTAAATAACAGCCACCAAATGTAGTCCAAGCTACTTCTCTGACTATATCATACTGTCCAGTATCTAATTTAAGATTATTTTTAAAGGTAGAACTATTTTCTAAAACTAACCCGCTACCAAAATGATCAGGATTTCCATTAGTAAAAGTACCTCCTGCACATTGAATATAAAATTGTTTTTGTTCATTCTGCGCAGGATAAAGTAATAGACATCCAAACATACCTGCTTCAGGATATTTTTTTACATAGTCTAAAACTTCAACAAACCAATTATCATGATGAGGAGTCATATCTGCATGAAGAATAAATATATCATCTTCAGGATATTTATTCCACATTTTTTGATACATAAGATCTGATCCTATACCTGCTTCATCTTGTTCATAATGTACATCTAGTTCCCAAAACATATCCTTATGTTGTGATATTTCTTGTTCATATACATATGGTGTAATTATTTTAACTGTCATCTTTTACTCTTTCTTCTCTTAATTGGCAACCTTCTGGTATGTATCTTACAATCGTTGCCTTATTTACCAAATAGTTATCTTCTTCTCCTGATGCTACATATTTGCGAGGTTTTGGATTATACTTTTGATTTTCTGGGTGAAAACATAAAACTCCTTGTCCTGCACCTATAGCCCAACAAACATACTTACATTGCCAACAATCACTACTGTACATTCCAAGTTCTACCTTCAGGGTATTCTTCCAAGAACCACTCAATACCTTCTAAGTAATCTTTGTCTTCATCATTCATATAACTTCTATACACATTTACTTGCGCCATTTTTGTTACTACATTGTGCAGATTTTCTAAATGTGCATCACTTTCCATCATGGCTTGCAATTCATCCATCAGTGGTGTAATTTTTTCTTGAATTTTAGTCATTTTTTACTCTTTCTTTTGTTAATTGACAACCTTTAAGTTAAAAGTTTATAAAGAGAGTTTGCTAGTTTAAAATTATTTTCTTTAGTCATGTGATTAGGATAAATTGAGGAGTCCCCTACATTATGTAATTCTAAAGATTTTCTTATAATTATTCCATTATTAAAATCATACTTGGCACTTTCAAATGAAAACAAGTGTATTATCTTTCCTTTATAATGTTTTAGCACTTTTTCATCAAACCAAAAAAAATCTCTTTGTTTGCGGTCAACAGCTAAATCATGACTATGTAGATATTTGTAATACTCATAAGCTACTGCATGGATTTTACTCTTGTGTTTTTTATTTTCAGCTGAACTCATATTGATTGATTCTGTTTCATGATAGATTCTATGTGGCTCAGTCCAACAAAATATTGTTACATGTGCTTGTGAATTAAATGTTTTAATTGCGTGCTCATAGGCTGTTCCTTTTTTGCCTATTCCATAAATTTTATAGCCTAACATATTTGATAAAATTATAGTCCAACTTTCTTTATCTTTACTGGCACAGAAAGAATCACCACAAAAATTTATTGTTTGAGTCATTTTATTGTAGTTAATTTATTTAATATTTCCCATGTATTTTGCCAATCTTTAACATGATAGTTTGTGCCTTTATTAGCTTTTGCAAGAGAATAATCATTTCCATGTTTGTCCATTCTATCTCCAAAAAAAATTATATTATCACTTTTGTTAAAATCTATGAGTATTTGGCTTTTATCTACACCTTTTGGTCCTATATCTATTCCTGTTTCCCCACCTGCTGTTGCGCTTAGTGTTGGAAATCTTAAATTAAAATCATGTACAATATGATTACGTTCATTATACTTTTTATCCCATTCTATATACAACATACGTTCTGCTAATATAGCATTACGACCTACTATACTAAAATTAAGCATGCCGGGGCGTTCTTCTATGTGTAATCCAGTTCGTAAAACAAAATCACTTTCTTCTAGTCTATCTTCTAACCAAATTATTACATTACTAGGAATTTTCCAAGTAATAGTTCTTATATTTTGATCACCTTCATAAACATCACAACCAGAACAATTATAAACACGTTTACATTTAAAGTAAATATATTCTCCTACTTGTTCAACTGTTTTAATACGATCACTTCCTGTGACTAAATAAACATTATTTGTTTCACAAAATTTACTAAACCATATAGCAAACTTTTTATTCATACGCTTACGACTGGGTGTTAGTGTTCCATCAACATCAAAAATATATTTATACATTAAATTAATTTATCTGTCCAAGTTTTAGGAGTGTCTTCAGTAATTAATTCTAAAGGAAGGTGATATTCAAATTCTTTTTTGATAGGTCTAATCCAACCAATCATATCTTTAATAGTTTGTTCTGTACTTGTTGTAGCATTATAGTTAAATTCTTTTCTAATTTTATCACTTAAACAATATGCATCTTTAACTTCCCTAGGTCTATCAGGGTAATAATCAAGAGATCTATAAGTTTCACAATGATGTAATACTAATGCTGCAAGTTGTTTAATACTCATTTCATTATCATCAGGCCCAATATTAAATACCTGTCCACATAAATCTGTTCTGGTACTTTGTATAATTCTTTCAACAGCTATAATACAATCTCGTACATCTGAAAATGAACGTTTTTGTTCTCCATCACCATATACAATTAAATTTTTATTATGTAGCGCTCTGTTAATCATTATTCCTACTACATTTCTAAAAGGATCATAGTATCTTTGCCCTACTCCTATAACATTATGAGGTACTACTGTGACATACTGTAACCCATGTATTTCACTTAACATTTGTAAGTGTTGTTCTGCTTGTACTTTAGCTAGTCCATAAGGGTCTACTGGTTTAGTAGGCATATCTTCTGTAAATGGCGCAACTTGGTCTCCATACCTAGCCATAGAAGAACAATTAATAAATAGTCTAACTTTGTTGTGTAATGCCGCTATTGCCGTACTTATTGTTCCAGATACAATGCTTGTAGCTGTTACTGTAGGAGAAAATACACTTAAACCCTCATAAGGAAGTGATGCAGTATGAAATACTACTTCACATCCTATCATAATTTCTTTCATAAGTTTGGTATCAAGTATATCTCCTCGATGATATACACATTTTGGAGTATCGGGTACGTTACCTTCAACTCCTCCTATCATATTATCAATTCCTACAACTTCATGACCTTTATTAATTAGATGTCTAGCCATTCTACTACCTAGTAATCCACTAACTCCCGTAATAAAAACTTTCATTACCATTTCCACTTTCTTTTTTTATAATAATTAACTAACTTAATAATTTCTTCATCAAAATTCTTTTGAGGACTCCAACCATAATTTTTAATAGACTCACATGATATTGAATATCTTACATCTTGTCCTGGTCTATCGTACTTATAATCTATATGTTCATTATAATCTGGTATATCTATATCTATAGAACCCATAAAATAAGCATTTATAATTTTTGTAACAGTTATAAAATTTGTTTGTTCATAATCTGATTGTATATTATAAATATTATTTCTACACGCTTTTTCATACAATAAAATAAATGCTTCTGCTGTATCTTCTACATGAGTCCAAGATCTGATAGGTAAGCCTTTATTATGTACTTTAATTTTTTTATTTCTTTGTAATCTTCTAACTGCAGTAGGTATTAGTTTTTCTGGATATTGATTAGCTCCATAATTATTAGAAGGTCTAGCAATTATATATTCTAATCCGTGAGTTCTAGCCCAACTTTCAATTAACATATCTGCAGCAGCTTTAGTAGCTGCATAAGGATTACTTGGGTTTAGTGTAGATGTCTCATCAAAACTTCCTTCCACTGTATCTCCATATACTTCATCAGTTGACACTTGAAAAAACAATGGTTTATTATTTTTAATTTGAACACTTTTATGAGTTATAATTTCTAATAAGTTTTTTACTCCTGAAATATTAGAATCAATAAACTTATCTACATTCATTATACTATTATCAACATCAGATTCAGCAGCAAGATTAAATACCACATCACATTCCGGCAATCTTTTAATATCTTTAATATCTTGTTCAACAAATTTAAAGTTAGAGTATTCTAACTTTAAATCAGTAAGTTCGTCTGTATTAGCTACATAAGTTAATTTATCTATACCATATACTAACCAACCTTTTGAAAGTAATAATTTAGTAAAAGTAATACCAATAAATCCTGCACATCCTGTTACTACAGCTATTTGTTTAAACAATCTTCTACTCCCTCTGTAATTCCTATACAGTTTATATGTTCAAATGTAAATGTAGCTCCTGGTAGTCCTCTAAGTGGTTTATAATATTTTTTAACTTCTCTCTCTGTTTTATCATTAGAAAAAGTATCTTTAAATACATAAGGCAAACAGGTAGGAAAAAATGATTTAGAGTAGTTAGGCCAAAAATCACCTTCATGATTAATCATTTCATAACGCAATTTATAATAGTTATTTTGGTACATTTCTTTTAAAGTATTTATATCAAATTGATCCCACCATTGTAATATAGCGGCAGCACTTATATCGCTCATTTTATAATTACTACCATATTCATTAAATGACTGATCTAATTTTCCAAAATTACAAGCAGCTCTAACATGAGTTTCATATTCTCTATCTATAATAGCTAGTCCACCTTCTCCGAACCCTAAAGGTTTAGTATGGTGTAGAGAAATATAACTAGCAGTTCCAAGATTACAGCTATTAGTGTCATTCCAAAAAGAGTATGGAGTAGCTGCATTATCAAATATTAATTTTTTACTTCTGCCCTCAGTTTTAGCAATTACTTCATCTAAATTTTCTAAGTGTCCAAAACAATTTGTTACTATAACTAAGTCTGATGACTCTTGTAAGTATGGATCATCTAAATTAATACAGTATTCAGAGTTAAGATCTGCTATAATTGGACCAGAGGCTGGTCCTTGAGAGTTTGAAGGAAAAGTAAAATCTGAAGTAGATATTCTATATTGATGATTATCTTTTCTTATCATACCGTATAATATAGCATGTAAAGCTGATGTCCCACTAGAAGTAGCAATAACAGCTTTACTATCATCAATTTTTAACATATACTTAGCTCGTAACTCAAGTTCACGAACAGCCCAACCATCATTAGTAAATTGATTAGTTGTTTGTGCAGTAATTAAGTATTCAGCAAATGCGTCATGATTTAAATTTTTCTTTAAAATAAAAGGTATCATAAATCTTTCCAATTTCTAAACGGAGATACCCAAGGATCTACACAGTGAGTTGCAAGAGCAGGCATAGCAGATACAATACTTTTATTAGCTTGTTCTAATAATTTAAATTTATTATGATCACCTAAATTAAAATGAATATGCTTATCTTGTTTAAAATCTTTTACACGACCTGCAAAAGTTCCACAAGTACTAGGAACAGTTCTCCAGTGACAATAATTAGAAATTATTATCTGACTATGTAAACCTACATATCTTTGTGAGTATTTATCAGGATGATCATAAAGAGATACATAGTTTAACGAGGGATACACATCATAAACATTTTGTAGTGCAGTAGGCCATCCTGAAAGATGTAGATAATCATCTTCTACCATATAAATAATATCATTATCATCCCAGTTATCAATGTTTGCATATATAAATTCATACATTAAGTGTCCTGCAGCTTTTTCATTATCAGGAGCTTCTACGCGTTTACGATAAATATTACCTGCATCATCATTATCTTCATAATATAAATCAGCTTCTTCCCATTCTTTTAGTAGTTCAGGTAGTTTTTCATCTGAGTTAATCTCTAGAATATTAGCGTGATATCCCCATTCTTCTACTCCCTGTAACTTTCCATCATATAAAACCCAAAGTTCACTATCTTCTTTGGTAGCAACTAGGTTTTCCCAACAACTTCTATAATGAAACCAATCAGGTCTATTATTATAATTAGTCGAGTTATGTGTTCTATAAATTATACGAATCATAGTTTTACCGGTTTATAAATGTAAGGATGAGGATACCCTCTTTCAACAAAATTAGGATCATACATATTATTAAATCTAAAATGTGCAGACCATCTAGTTCCTACTTCTATTGTACCACTTCTATGTACTAAATTAGAATCAAATATTAATACAGAGCCTTTAGGCACGTCTACTGCTTTAAATTCTAGTTCTTCTGTGTCTTTAACTTGTCCAAAACCTTCTTCAATATCAGAAGATAAATCACCTAATTTATGACTTTTTGCTACAACTTCTAATCTACCAAGCTCTTCAGTTATGTCTATTAGAGGAACCCAGCAAACTAGCGCGTCACTAGAGCCTTGCATAGATTTAGAATCCTGATGAGCTGGAGTAGTATGGTGTATTGCTTTATTAGCTGTATGTTTATTATTAAAAAATACTACAGGACGAGTACAAATATTAACTAAAGGATCTTTCATAAAGTTTCCTACTTTATATCCTAACATTACTCCTAAATGATGAAGTTGTAGATTCCATTGAGCATGTTTTGCACAATTTAAAAATCTATCGTTATGCTTTTCGTACAGCTCTATAATATCAGTACTGTTTGTATATTCTACTTGTGACATGAATAATGCAGTTATACTATTTTTAACATCATCTAAAAATTGATGTTCTACCATTTTTGGTATAATAGCATATCCGTCTTCTTCTAGTTGCGAAATATATTTAGGGTTCATAATTTATCTATATCCATTGTTGCATGTGCTATACCAGTTTTTCCAAAACCATTACCATTATAAAACATATGAAGTTTATCTTTATAAGGAATTATTGCTGGGTAAGCACACATAATTGACTCAAATTCTAGTTCTTGTACTATACCAAATTTTGTATCTCTTGACCAGGCATAACCATCTTTAGAAGTGGCATGCTGTATAGTATAAGCATGTTCAGGATTAGTTCTAAATTCAATACTATTTCTCACAGAAAACCACATATGAAAAATGTCTTTATGTTTATACACTGTAGCAGCAGAAATACCTGCTTCTTCTCCACGTAGTTTTATTGTAGGTACAACTGATTTATTCCAATATATACCATCTTCTGAAGTAGCTAGTCTAATATTATAAGAAGGTTGCAAATTACCATTTTCATCTGGCAACCATTTATTACAAGATAAGTAGTAACCCATATATACATTATTAAGTTTAATTACGCATATAGTGCCTGAATATCCTTGATCTATTACATTTGGAGAAAGTATGGGTCCAAGTTTTTTAAACTTAGCATTTAAACCTTCTTCTGCTACAGAACAATAATTGTAGTAAGGAACATCTTGTCTTATAGTCCATCCTATGTAGTATAGTTTATTTTCAAATTTACAGACGGGCATAACACCTGCTGAATCAGTACTTCCAGGCTTACCAGCTACTAATATTTGTTTAGCAGGAGCTAGTATTTTAGATGGTTTACCTTTTTTTACGTCAATAAAATATCCTTCATTTTGGTTTAATTTATTACGAGAAGTAAAGTATATCCTCCAAGAACAATTTCTTTCTTCTACTACAGGTAACTGTGCTTTTTTATCAGAATAAATAATACCATGTTTATTCCACATTCTTTAATCTCCGTGCTGGACTTCCTCTATACAAACCCCACGGTTCTGTAATATTTTTAGTTACAGAAGTATCCATAGCTAACATGGTGCCCTCTGCAATTTCCATAAAATCACGTATGGTAGAGTTGACTCCTAACCATGCATATTTACCAATATGACAGTGTCCGGACTGTACAACATGAGAAGTATAAAATACATGATCGTCTATAATACTATGATGCCCTACATGATTTCCAGCCCACATAACAACATTATTACCTACTGTTGTTTTATATTGTATATTAGTAAATTCTTGAATAAAGCAGTTATCTCCAATAGCATTTTTATTCCAAATTCTAGCATCATGATGTATAAAAGTAGGCATTGAGTATCCACGACTTTTGCATGCTCTATAAATTTTTGCTCTTGTTCTATTATCTGCTAATGGAGCAAACATATCATAATCAGTTGCAGGATAATCCTCTGCTATTGTAGCAAAATCATGCATAGGTAAACCAAAAGCTGTATCTGATTCAGGATTATCTTTAGTAAATCCCACAACTCTTTTACCCCAGTAAAATTTAGCCATTTCAGCTAAATCTCTATCTCCAAATACAATAATTGGTTTAGTCATTATTTGACTCCTTATAGTCAGGTCTGTGATTAGCTCCTTGTGCAGCTTTTTCTTGATGATTTTTCATATCTTGATACTGTTCTTCAGTAAGCTTAGCTAAAATGGTTAATCCCATACACTCATTAGTATGATAGTATACCATCCATTCTTCATTTTCTTCTAAAAATTCATTGATAGCTGGAACAATTTCTTGACCACAACCCACTGTATCATGAAATACTAAATATTTTGATGCTTTATTACCATGCAGTTTAAGCTCTGCAGATAGTTGATCATATGTATGATCTGTATCAAACATAATCATATGGGCTGATATAATCTCTATGTCAAGAGAACTAGCTTCCATAAAATTATGAATTACATTATTTTCTAATGCAATATCTTGAAAGTGTTTTAGTGTTCCAGCACCGCCAAATTTATCAGGATGTATATGATCAATTGAGTGAATAATAGCTCCTGGTGTTATTGTTAATTTTCTAGGACTAGCTTCTACAAAACAAGTATTTCTATCTGCCATACCTGTTAAAAATGCCCAACTAGCACCTAGCTCTCTAACACCTAACTCATAAATAATACTACAATCAGCAGCAAAATCTCTTAACACAGGAAAATGAAAAGCCATATCAGATAAGGCATTTCTACTATTGGGGGCAATTTCAGATTTTTCATTATAAATTTTAAGTAGTTCGTCTGTTATCATTTTTCTATTAACTCATATTTATTTAAATTATTTTTTATATTCTCAGTTTCAAATCTGAAAAGTAAATCTATAATTGATGTTGCAGGTAATATGTCTTTTCTATTTATAAATCTCAAATGTATAGGATTAAATAGTTCTTGTGTATAGAAAGGTAAATTTAATCCTCCAATAGGATTAATATACATATTTGCACCTAACTCACTACATATAGTGATAATCTTTTGTTCTGCTTTTAAATGCTCTACGTCAAATGATGAAGATAAGTGCCATTTTGATGTTATATTAAGTATATCTGCTATAGTTTCAAAAATTAAAACACAAGCGTCTGAAAAATTTTTATCTTCTAATTCTTTTATAAGTGAAAAAAGATGAATAGAGTATTCTTCAAAATATGGACTCTTCTGATAGTTGTGTTGGATTGACCTAATTAATTTTGTAGACCAGCCTGACCCAACATAATGTTCGTTAATTTTTTTATTCTGAGAAATCTTACTAACTGGAATGGTAAAGATCTGCTCTTTACCATTAGTTGTAAGTTTGTTTCTATTCATCCAACCTTTTTTAATAAAAGTAACATCATCCATAAATACAAAATGATCTACAGCATTCATAAGTTGTAAGTATCCTATATATGGAAACATATAGGGTTGCATTATAGCTACCTTAATCACTTACTACACCAGATGATAAAGTGCAACAATTTGTAATATTATCAAATAGTATTTCTCCAGAACATAGTAAGTTAGAGTCTCCAGTAGATACTCCTTTAGAAATTGACGCATAAGGATGAAGTACATTATGCTGTTCTATAGAACAATTTACACCAATAGAAGAATATGCACAGAATAAATTAAAGCTACCTATATCAGTATTTGCATTTACCAATGAATACATTAAAAATAAATTACCAATACCCATTGTAGCGCTAATTGATTGATATGCATTAGGTGCTGATACATTAGGCCAATGATTTATTGTATGTTCGTAGTGTTCAGAGAAATGAAGATAAAATTCTTCTCTCCAATCTAAATTATCTGTTCCTATGATAAATTGAGCATTGTTAGGATATTTAAAAGTATCTACACCTTCTTCCCCAATGCAAAAAGCTTTATCATCTTTTAGGACGATAAAGCCTCCAAAATTATTTATAGAATTAGCTACCACTATTTGCTCAAACACTTCTTGAGAAAAGCTACCATTTCCAAGAATATATATTTTATTATCTATTTTATCCATTTATATTTTTTATAAATAAAACCTCTGTTAGTAGGCCCGTTCTGTTTCTAGGTGGAACCCATACCCACCAGCATCATGCGGCTAACGCATAACCTGTAGGAGCAAAATTATCATTTGCATTTGTAGTTGTCTTACGATTAAGGTTGTTTGCACACCTGCTTCTCCACTTAACTATACACTACCTGTCGATCCTATTTCAGCCCCATCAAAAATACACATTATGTACTTATGGTGGAGCTGTCGGGTACTGCCCCCGAGTCCAGTTCAGCTTTCATCTTGCTTCATTGAAGCGCTTAAATTCTTTTTCAAAGCCTTCTTGAGATATATAGGCTTCTTCATTGTACCATAGTCTTTTAAAGTATGAATCATAGCTTTGTTCTATAGTCTCTTTATCCACTCCGGTTAAGTGGCCTTTTACTATATAGAAAACTCTGCATTTTTCTTTAAAAGTTATCATAGTATTATCACATATTATTTACTGATATGCATAGGTAGTGATATTTCACTATTTGGACGGGTCGCAAAGTAATCAATAGTAATTCTGTTACTAGCATTACCTACTACGCTTTCAGTAGGACTAGGTGATGATTTGCTTGATATACAATTATGCCAGGTTACGCCATCAATACCACACATAACAAATGCCCTATTTTGTTTCCAAGGGGTAGTATGTTTTAAATTTTTATTTTTATCATAGACCATAGTACCTATATTATGTTGAGGAGATAAATAAGTTATAACACTTAAAACTTTATCAGAAGTTTCATCGTGAATACCTAATATCTGCCCTTGTTCCCAAGCATATTTAACAGAGATGTATGGTTTAAGTTGGGTATAACTTCTATAAGTTTTAAAATATTTTTTAATAAAGTCTTCGCCAGTATGCTTTAAAAAATAATTTGTAATTATAGAATCTTCATGAGGTTCATATGATAGTCTATTTGGTCTAACTATTACACGATCTAAAGGGCCATATGTTAGTTGTTTTTGTACTTTACATTTACCCCAACGCTCAGGCCATTGTGTAAAATATTTTTTACAATTATGCACTATATTATGTTGTATATAGTTCCAAGTTTCTTCGTCGTAGAAGTTATCAATAACCATATAAGGCCAAGGTTCTTCATGCTTTTCTATAACCCACTGATCAAGCATAGTCTGCTACCTTTCTTTATTGCATAAAATAACTGTCATCAATCAAAAATTCTTGAGGAGCAGATTCAGCAGACTGCCAATTAAATACTCTATAGTTATCTGCTTCTAAATCCCATACCAGTTCCATACCTTTTGGATACTGTTGTTCTGATCCTGTTCCTAGTACCATAGTACTAAGAAATTCTTGTGGTAAGTCATTTAGCTTAGCAAACACCATATCTCTTGACTCACCATTTTTCTTCTTAAATGTTCCTTTATACGCTCTCATTATTAACTCCATGATTTATATAAAACTATCATAGACAATTAATAACCGGTTAGCAAGCTTACATTAACTGTTTTTTAGTAGACTAACTAACTTTTTTGCAGCTATATCCCATTCTTTGTATGTAAATCTAAAATGATAATCAACACTGTTTGCTTTATAAAATAGTTTAATATATTTACTTTTTTTATAGTATTGACAATAAGTACTACGCATATCCCACTCATGTCTTATAGTGGCAGGACTAAATATTTTAATAGCATCTAGTTTATTCATAACTAGATTATGAACTAGATTATCACTTACTTTTAAACCTAGGTGTATTGTTTGAGTGTTGTGGTCTACCTGAATTTTTATCTTGTCTGGGAACATGCTTTTTATTCTTATTTCTATGTTTTTTCATAGCATTTTGTTCAGCACGAACCATACGTTGTTCTATTTGTTCGCGTTTTTTAAGCCAGCGTTTTCTACCAGCTTTTGCTTCAAGTCTGCGTTTTTCTCCTGGAGGAGTAAAATGTCGTTTTTCACGCACCTCTTTAACAACCCCCTCAAGAAGGAGCTTCTTTTTTAATATTCTTAATGCTTTGTCTACATCATTATTTCTTACAAAAATTTTGGAAGTCCTTGTTATATTTTTCAATTGTTGACTCATAATCTAAATATTTAAACTGTATATCAAATGTTGATTTTAATTTACTACAGTCTAATATTCCTCTAGTTTTTCCTGTGGGGCCTAATTTAACTTTAGTTTCAAACTGTTTATCACTAACTGTGTGAAGTGCTTTTCTAGTTCTACTGAAGTCATAACAGATATTATACGAACCCGGAATCCATTTGTCTACAATATTTTTGATTGCTAAAATAAAGTCCTCTATGAAAATACACCCCGCTTCTTCTACTAAAACAGGTTTATTTACTGAGACCTGTCTGTCAATATTCATCCATACAGAAAATTTACCATCTCCCATTCCATACACATGTATAGGTCTTAGTATCACATCATTGTTATTTAAAGTCTTTTCTGCTAGTATTTTACTGAGTCCATAAGGGTTCTCAGATGCTAAAGAGTATTGCTCGTCAATTACTTCTTCCCAAGTGCCATAAACCATGCTACTACTTATGTGTAAACACGGTGTATCAGAAAAAAAGGTTTTTATATTTTTAAGTCCTGAAACTATACTTCTATAAGTAAAGCCTTTAAAATATTGACTTAATATAGCTTCACACAAAGCACCACAGTTGATAATAAGATCATATTTATTATTTTTTATTTCATTGGTTAGTTCAAAAGTCCATTGTCTATATAATTTTCTAAACTTTAAATTAATTAAATCTAGTCTGTACCTTAAATTTATATTTCTATGATATGATTCGATACTATTAGTTTGTTGTAAACCTTTATTACCTCTATGAATATATTTATGTCCAGGATATGATTCTGTAAAATTATCTATAATGTCTATGGTATGCTGTTTTGAAAGTTCAGCTACTAAATGTGAACCAATAAAACCAAGTCCACCTGTAATTAAAATATTCATATAGAATTAAACCACTCTTTTAGTTCAGGTACAAAATCAGGAAAATTTGTTTTAGAATTTGCATTGTTAATTAAAGTTTTTTTCTTAAATTTATCAATGTTCTTAACATCTGACTTAATCATTAAACTTTTAAATAGATTGTTTTCAAACTTTGATAATATTGTAGGATGATCAGCAAATCTTTTGCTTATATTTTTAATAAACTTTGTTTTGATATTATCAGGAAGTATACTAGGATGCAAGTAACTTTGTTGACTTATAAGATATATTCCTACTTCTATATTGTTATTTATACCCCACTCAAATAAATCGCCTAAAGAAAATAAAGTGTATATAGTTGGAGTGGCATGAATTTCACTTATATGTTTTTTAATTTGTAACATGTTTGCAGAGACAGTATTCCAATCACTACCCTGTCTCTGATAATCATTAGACTCTCCAAAACCATCTATAGATGGTGATACTGATACATTAGCATATCTATCAAAAAAATTAGGTATATATTGTTTTTTAAAATATAAATTAGTACAATTAGAATTGTAAAATATACTCAGTTTTGGGTTTATACGATATGCTACATTTAAAAACTCATAATGATCTGCACATTGAAAAGGCTCTCCTCCACTTATACATATTAATTTAAGATTTGGAACTATATGTTTATAAAAATAACGTTTATCAGCTTTATTATTAAAAGTATTCCATACTAGTATTTTATATTTTTTTCCTACCAGTTTACGTTCTTGTAATCCTAAACTAGTACTAAAAGCAGGACTACACATATGGCATTTTAAATTACAAGTATTTGAGAATCCCATGTGTACAGATATGATGTTATTTTTTATTTCTTCTTCTAATCTGTTAGACCATATATGGTTATCTTCATTTTGCCAGCATACATTACAAATAGGATTTTGTATGCCTTGTTGTAAATCATTTTTTAGATCTGACAGATGATCACTTGCCAAATATTGTTCAACATTTTTAAATTTAACAGGTTTAGCTACACAGCAAGGAGCATAGCCGTCTTTTTCAAAGGACACCTCATTCCAAGGTCGAGAGCAAAATGTATTAATTAATCTCTCCTCAAACTATTTTTGAAACTCTGGAATGTAAATCATTTATATCAATAAACTGATGACAGGGAAGCTCAATTGCTTGTTCATAGAACTGATTTGCTGTGTCACAAGTATTTGTATTAGGTTTAAATACAGATTTAGCTAGTATTTTTTGTGACTTAAATTTGTTAATTACTGCTTGTTTTTCATTTTTATCTGTTAGAATTATAAAACGATGAAATATATAATTTTCTCCGCTTAGAAATTTATAGGGAAGATTATTTATATAGTAAGTAGCAACTGCGACTCTATGCTGTCTATACTTGTTTTGCTCAATAAGTTTTATGTCTTTATTTAGTACAGCTGCATTAATTGTATCTAAATAAGACTTTGTACCAATTTTTTCACCATTATCAGTGTGGGAACAAATGGTTTTAATTTTATTGTATACTTGCACATCATTAGTAGCTATAGCCCCTCCAGCTCCTAAACAGCCAGGACTCTTAGTAAAGTCAAAAGAAAAACATACTATATCAGAAAGAGACCCAAGTTTATAAGCATAAGACTCGTTCATTACAAACGAAGGTGCAGCATCTTCTATTATTTTAACATTGTATGTAGCACAAAGCACGCTAATTTTTTGTATATCAACTATTGTACCAAAATTATGTACTATTAATACTGCTGTGGGTACATGCAATTGAATTAAAGACTGAAGCTCTATTAAATCTATATTGCCTGTATCATCAATGTCACAATATATTACATTAAGCCCCATAAACCGTGGAGCATTGTGTATGGCTCTCCAGCCATACGCTGGGATGATAACTGTATCTCCTTGATTACACAGTGTATGAAATGCTATTTGTAATGAATCTGTGCAACAGTCTGTAAACTGCCAATGAGTTATAGGATTATACAATTTACAAGTAGCTTCTAACTGCTGATGTATAAGAGAAGCTTCCCTTCCATCTTCAGATTGAAAAGGATGATACATACCATCAGCTACTGCCCTTAGATAATCGTTACGATGAGCATCCATTCTCTGATCATGCGGCGTGCATACAATAGCCTTTGGCACTTATCCAATAGCTCCTATAGACCATTGCAAAGCATATTCATCAGTCATTTTTGAATTAATATGATTTTTATAGACACCGTCTTTGAACAGCATTAAGCAGGGAAATCTATCAGGAGTTCGAGAATGACGTTTATGTCTTGCATCATTTTCATCAGCTAACTCAGTTTCTAGATTTAATATATTATTTGCCAACATGCTCAATTGTGAGGTAAGATAGCTTTGTAATTCAGTTTTATCTGAGGGAACAAAAGCTACAATTTTATGTGTCATCAATAGATCCTTTTATCATTTCAATTTGTTCACTAAGAGTGTTAACAGTTTGTTGCAACTCTTGTACCATATGATGAAGATATTGAATATCTCCACCTTGATCATTAGCTACTTGCTTAATAGTAGCATTAACTTCTCTAATTTCTAATTTTAAATCTTGTGCAGTTATATACATTATTAAATTATACTTATTTATTTGTTTTAGTCAATATATCTATCAACTCATAATTTGGTATTAGCTTATACCATACTATGTGCTCTAAAAATCTTTGTTGCTTTTGGTCTATGCCAGGTAAAGTTTCTCTATTCCATACATCTTTGTTGTTTTGCATATTTTGAGATTTTAACCATGTTATAGCTTCATTACCCCATTGTTTACGCATATAAGATATAGCTTTTGGATATTGTAAAAAGTGTTTCCAGTTATTTTGCACAGGCTGATGCCAAAAATGTATACCATTACCTTTATATAATAAGTTACACCGTAAGTTTTTTGGCACTGTGTGACTGTCTAGATTATAAGTTTGCTTAATCCAATTAAACCATTTTTGATCAGGGTCACTAAAAGTTATAAAATGAGGAAAATGAGTCTGCATGTAAGGATGAACAGTATGATATCCATTACTATTTATTATTATAATTTTTAAGTTGTATTTAGTATGCAAAGTATCTAAGTATTTTAACATACTTAAATCAGAATATTGATCAAAAGAATGAGCTACTAAACTCGGATTGTCTATTACAGAGTTTATGTCTGTAAGTTTTAAATCTTTATTTAGTAGTTCTATAGACTTCATTAAGCAGTAGCAATGCGGTCTACTAGATCATTAGCAAAATATGGTTTCCATTTTTCTGTAACAGGAGCTAAAAGATCTTTTAACTTAGTCATCTGTGTACCATCAAGATTACTAAACAATTTAATACCTAAGTTATCTTGAACATCTTTATTTTCAGCAATGTAATCACCATCAGCTACAGATTTAATACGTTCTGCAGCAGCACATATTTTAGATGCAGTTTTAAAATGCTGTTTAGTTGCATCATCAAAACTATTCCACATATCTTGATTAGCTAATATAGTAGTTAAATACATAGAATGCCCTGTAGATAGTACATAGTTTTGATCTTTACGCGCATCTACATGATAGCGTGGAAGAGTTGTTTGACGTAAATCAGCTTTATCACCTGATGTAGCTTTACAGCCTAGTGCGGAAAAAATATCTGCTGATACTGCATGATTATGTTGTTTATTAGTTAGCATAGCTAAGTCATCTACAGTATTAACTGGTGTAGTTGAGGTCATTACACGAAATCCACCGGAGTAGGTAAACGATAGACCTTTAATATCTAAGCGTTCTTGTAGATGAGAAAGTAGTTCTTCACCCAGTTCTCCTTCAAATACACGAGTAGCATGAGCATGATCTTTAAATAAAAAAGGTAATCCTAGTGCTAAAAAGTTAGTTACACTAGACTGTGCTAGAACATCAATGTATAGCTGACTCATATGCACACGACCTGATTTAATTTCGGCAATAGGATCACAAGCCTTACCGTTATTATACTTATCATTATAGTCTTCTAGCTCTAAGATTTCAATCTCAAAAGCATTATCTGTTAGTTTATTAATCTCTTCTTCGAAATGCCTAGCAGTTCTTATAAATAGTTCGGCAGGCTCATGAAAGAGCAGCCATTTTAATTTATGTTGCATATTATTCTCCTTTATAGTAATTACTTAATACAGTATAATATTTTAGTAAAAAAGTCAATTTAAAAAGACATGGTTTTATAATCTTTACCAAAGTATTTAACAAATTGTTGATAACCATTATTCTGACCAGGTTGTCGATTAGGTATTACTGCTATAAAATCTCTAAAAAATATAAAATCTTTATTTAAACTACTAAAGTAAGCTGTTTGCTCTGTTAAATATGTTAATACTTTATCTCGTAATTTTTTATTTTTAACATATATATCAATAATACCGGCTCTAGCTACATGATATATATCTGCATCTTGTTTAGTTAAATTAAAAAAATCATAAGAACTACCACGAACATTTATTAATATACAAGATTCTTGTTGCCTAAATAATAAGTCTATACGGGTACCAAAACCTGAGCAATTAAATATAAAGTTAGTTTTAACAGTAGATTGTTCTACATCAGACCAATCAAAAATAACATTAGTTTTACTACTATGTTTATTCTCTACATAAGTATAAAAGGTTTGTCTATACTCTTCACTTACCCAATAAACTGGATCTATTGTTACTACTTGTTTATTTAACTTAGCACAGGTAGGAGCTATATAGTCAAGATCATTACCTGTAAACGTTCCTGATAGCACTAGAGGTTGACTGCCTAAAAACTTAGCAATTAGCTTACATGTTAGTAAAACTGTACTAGATGCCTGCCCATTTTCTGTAAGTATTATTTCTCTATTAGTTGATTTATCTAACGTCTCAAAATCCATTAGTATAGTCTGCCTTTATATTTACTGTAATCATTTATCCAAATTAGTTTTTAAACTACTTATAGGTTATATACATTCTTAAATTATACTTATTTGTGCATTTTAGTCAATCAAAAAATAACTTTGTGATTGCATGATGCTATAATAAGTTGTATATTAGTAGAATAATATTAATTGTAAGGAATACTCTGTGAAAAGACCAACACTAAGCGAAGCTAAAGCATTTTTCTATCAAAATGCTTCATTTGTAATGGATGACTATCAAGATATGTGTGAAGATTATGGAGAGTTCTTTGCTGGTAGATATATTATTGAAATATTAATTGACTATAAAATGAATAATGGAGAGAAAACAGTAAATGGTTAGTACAGCAGATTATTCTGATTGGGGAATTAAACGCACAATTCGTGAAGCTGAAAATGTTGCACGTTGGAATCCGTGGAAAGCTCATGAATGGATGAACGAAGCTCGTGATCGTATGGATTTAGATAATATGTTTTTTGATGAGTATGATAGTGCAGTGTGCCGTATCAATGCTCGCTGGAAATTAATCACTAAATTCAGATGGTATAATCCAGATGAATTTTGGAAAAAAGGAAAAGAAAGTATGGCCCCAAAACTTTTAGAACCTATGATAGACGAATCTAGGCTTTAAATTTTATATATTGCAATAGCACCAAAAGTGTGCTAATAATTAAGGAAAGAAAATGTATTTTAAACTTGTGTCAAAAAATGCTTATCGTGATCTGGTACGGAACGCGCGTCGTATAGCTATATCTCAGCTGAGTGATAGTGAGAAAAGCGAAGCTTTTGCAGAGCTATACGTAGTATTGAAAGACCGTCTCTTTGAGACAACACGTTCACTTAACCAAAGTCCTGCTTTTGCTGATCGTTGTAATTATTGGAACCAACGTGACATTGCTCAAATTGTTCCTGTGATAAATCCACGCAACCCTTGGTTGAGGTTCAAACGGGAGTTTGAAAATGCTTTGCAGTGCGAAACTCCGTGTATCGCAATGGGTAAAGCATTAGCATGGTTTTATGCTACCTCACATCGTGATGACTGGATTGCCTCCTAATACGACCGTAGGGAGTGTGCGGGCGCAGCCGGTAAAGCTGCGCCTTTTTTATAAGTGAAGTGAATAATGACAATAAAATATAATGACATGGTTTGGAAAATACTGCATGGTATGCCTATAGAAGTATTTGATGAAGATGATGAATCTATTTGGGAAAATGATACTTGGGAATTGGTTAATCCAAGAATTGAAGGTGATTATAAAGGTTCTAGAGATATAGGATCTGCAAATTTAGTTACTGCACTGAATTTACTTCATCAAAGACTATTAATTGAAAATAATACTGATCAAGATTCCATTACAAATATAAGTCAAAAGTTGTTCAGAACAATATTAGATGACTTTTGTGCGCAAAAAAAGATAAGAAAAAAACCTGAATTAGTAAGAAAAGATTTTAAACTTGTTAAAAATACCTTTAGTATATGAACATTCACAATATCCTAATATTTGGAAACCTAATGCTTCCTGGAATCGCAAACATGAGGTTCATTGGAATCCCCACTATAAAAGAGAAATACCTTGGATTATACAACAGTTTATTAATTATTGTAGCATACATTACTGTGATGAAGTAGATAGTTTAGATAATTTTATATACCCAGTTATTATGCAAGAACCGTATTTTCAATGGGCAGCTTTATCACAGCCTGATCATGAAAACTTTGGTTTTTGGTCTTTTATAGATAAACGAGTGATAGAATGTTTAAAAAAAGGTAAAGGCTATGTTTTAATTGATTGTACTATGGAACCTATTCGTGATGATCATATGGCTAATATTCTAGCCGCTTTAGATAGAGATACAGATTTTCCTAATAATAGAGTTATTATTAATTCTTTTTCAGATACTTTTATAGACCATCGTAGTATACAAAATCTTCCCAGTTTTTTAGAAATTACCTTTAGTTTTATGGGCCATAACTATAATAATCTTTTTTCTACTATGGAAAAAAAATTTCATATACACAGACCAGAACAATATAAAAAAATTCCTTATACAAAATATAAAGATTTTTACTCTATAGATAATGGTTGGCATACCCAGTGCTACGATAGGTCAAAAAATAATTATAGTACTCGTAAAGATTTAAATCCTACTTATAGCTTATTCAATCAAAGATCTGAAAAACATGCAGGTGCACTGCTTGCACTATGTATTTTAGATAAAGCTGACGTACTTAAAAATGGAGTTGTTAGTTCTAATATAGAAGAGTTTGATGTAGCATCTACATGGAAAGATATAGTTAATACTCAAGTAGTAGATACTGATTGGATGCGTGATTTTATTTTTCCATCTTTTAAACATGAAAAATATATTGAAAATATATTTCTTGATATTGGATATTATGCAAAAAAAGTTAAATTTAATTTAGTGATAGAAGCTTATTACCATAGCTATATATGTGAATGGCCGTTACTATCAGAAAAAACTTGGAGAAATATCGGGCTTGAAAAACCTTTTATAATGATTGGACAACAGAATACATTAAAAACTCTTCATAGACTAGGATATAAAACTTTTCATCCATATATAAATGAAAGCTATGATTTAATGCACGATGATAAAAGAGTACTGGCTGCTATGAAAGAGTGTATTAGATTGGCTAAGTTCACAGATGATCAGTGGAATAAATTTTATGAAGATATACAACCAATTTTAAAACATAATAAATGTAATTATTTTATGAGAGTTGAACAAACAGGCGATTTTTTACAAAAGTTAATTGATAATGAATATTGATTTAAATAAGTTTGATAACATAAGTTTATATAAAAAACATAACTTATGTTTTTTTGGTATAACAAAGTGTTGTAGTACTTCTATAAAAGCAGCTTTATTAAAACAATCAATCATTAACAAATATGCCCTACGTTATGATTATATTTATAATCATAAAGATGCAATGTATATATCTAAAAATAATAATTTTAATGATTATATAACTTTTACTGTAATAAGACATCCTTATATTAGAATTGCCTCTTTGTATAAGCATTTTATTATAAGAGATCCAAAAAGACTTTTTGAACTTTCTTCTTCGATTAAGGCAGTTAATGCTAGAGATATAACTTATTTTTTAGAGTATTTATTTGGAACTACAAATGATTACACATGTAATCACCATTTTAAGTCAATTAGTTCTTTTACAGTTGATACATATAATGTTATAATACCTAAGTTAGTATTTGATTTTGATAAAGATAACAACTCTTTAAAAACATTTTTAAAGTCTTTTGAATGTTCTATTGAGAAATCTAATGTTTCAAATACAGATTTGTTTTTTACTAAGAAACATAAACAACTTATTCAGAATCGGTATGAAAACGATTTTAATAATTTTAATTTTGAGGAATAATATGGAAGTAGCACTTAAAGCAGAACTAAGTAAAGAAATTTCAAGAATTGTGGATCTTATGATTCAAGGAGAAGCAATTAGAGAATCTATTGCAGAACTTAAAAAAGATATTAAAAATGAATATGGTATGCCTGTAGCTACCATCACTAAAGTAGCCACCATTATTCGTAAACAGAATATGGATGAAGAACAAGAAAAATGGGATGAAATTAAAGATTTTGTGGAAGCTTGCTCTTAATTAGGTCAGCTAATTTTTTATGAGACTTTGTTCCGGCATGTGATCCATCAGGGGCAAAGTCTGTATGCTTTTCTAAATCTAAATGATATTCAATATAATCATCTGTTAAAGTTTCTAACTCTGATTGTAAATGAGGAAAACAACAATGGTGTATCAAAGGAATCTTAGCTCTTTGGGCTAAGATTATTTGTTTAGCTACTGATGCTGCCCATATATGTTTAACAGTATCTTCATCTGAAAAATACAACATACCTGCGGCATGCCAAGCAGTTTGGTGTTTTTCTGTCTTTCTTCTAGTAGCTAATAGTTGTTCTGAAAAAATCCAGTTTTTATAATACTTTTCATTCCGTAACACATAATTTGCTACTAAAAAACCTTGAAGCATTTCTCTTCTATAATCCCATACATGCCACCTATATTCACTGGTATGTCCTACTATGATTAAATCAGGTTTTAGTTTGACAGCTTGTTCAATTTGTGTTGTAATAAGATATTCAGAAGCGCCGCTTTGAGCAAGATTTGTTATATCTTTAGATAATAAATATGGATAAGCTTGAGATTTTTTCTCAAGACCTTGGCCAGTAGTAAAACTATCCCCACAGGAAACTATATACATGAGTGATGAAATCTTTGTTGTAGGTAATTCTTGGTCTATACCAAGTTTAGAAGCACCCAAACCAGCCTTTGATATTTTAGGTCTAAAAAATAGATGGGAAAAACCTGGTGTAACTTTAGATGCTCAAGCTGAGTTTATCATAGATAATGATCTTGTCAATAGATATAAAGTAATTTGGTTAGTTGGTCATCATCATAGAGTAGATCCTCAAGGTAATGGTGATTATTTATTACCTTATTGGTGGGGGCCAGATGATAAGTGGGGAAAATTAGTACAAGACATTTGGTTTAAAAAAATAACTAAAATGCCTTGGTATTTAAGAACAAATGCTCTCTTTGTTAAGGCTGTTTTAGGAGTAGCTAAACCTAAAAATCTAATGTTAGTTCCTATTTACAGACCTAATATTGTTGATGAACCAATGATTAAAGATAGTGCGTGTATTTGGAGATACTATCTAAGAGATTTAGCTAAAGATTTTCCCGATGGGAGAGGTCATATAGATCAAGCTGGGCACAATTATTTAGCACCTCGTCTTGCTTCGGAGATACAATATAGATGGAAGATTTCATTGACCCTGAATGGGTAGATGCAGTAACAGTTGGTTATAACTTACAAATTGCTCAAGGCTCTAAAAATTTAGTTAATTATTGCATGAATCGCTATACAAGACACTCTTCTCAATGGGTTTGTCAAATTGCTAGAAAAACTGCAATACTTTTAAAACCTGGAGAAGGTTATGAGTGGCACTTTGATAATTTAGATTTTTATAATCAAGAACTAACTACATCAAGACCTGGACGTTATTGGACATACATGATTTATCTAACTCATGGAAAACCGTTTGAGATAGGTAGTTGGAATCCTAAATCTACTAGAGTTAAAGAAACTGATTTTTCAGCTCCTACACCAGAAAAAATATTAGCCCGCATATATCCTGAACCAGGAAAAACAGTATTATTTCCTTGTTTTATGGTTCATAGGATTCAACCAGTAGTAGACAATTATAGATGGGCTTTTGTAGACTTTATAGATACTCCTAATTATTTGGGAAAAACAAAAAAAGATTTAACTTCTATATTTAAAAGGTATTTTGATGAACATACTAGGGATAAGCTCATACCACCACGATAGTGCTGCAGCTGTAATAAACGATGAAACTATTATTGGTGCATCTCAGGAAGAGCGTTTTACTAGAAAAAAATACGATAATAGCTTTCCTATTAATACTATAAATTGGTTACAGAATAGTAGCAATGATTTTGATCATGCAGTATTTTATGAAGAACAATATTACAATCAATTTAAATCAGATATAAAAAAACTTACTAAAGCTAAACCTATATTAGTAGACCATCATGAAGCTCATGCTATGAGTTCTATACTCACTACTAAGTGGGATGAGTGTGCTGTTATGGTAATTGATACAGTTGGAGGTAAGTATTCTACATCACTTGGTGTTTTTCAGAATGGTAAATTTACTTGGCTTAAACGTTTTAGATATCCTAATTCTTTAGGATTATTTTATTCTGCTGCTACTAAATTATTAGGATTTAAACCTTTATCTGATGAATGTCAAGTAATGGCTGCAGCAGCTTATGGCAAACCAAAATGGCGACAGTTAATTAGGGATAAGATTTTACACTGGGATTATAAAGCTGACTATACAGTTCTACAAGATCTTGAAAGAGGTATTGGAGCTGGAACTCTAGATTGGGACATAGCAGCCTCTGTTCAAGATGTATTTGAAACAATATCTGCTAATTTAGCTAGTTGGTTACAGCAAGAAACTGGCATGACAAATCTAGCTTACGCGGGTGGTTGTGCTTTGAACTGTGTAGCAAATACTAATTTAACACTATGGTCTGGATTTGATGAGATAGCTATTCAACCAGCAGCTGGTGATGCTGGTTGTGCTTTAGGAGCAGCAGCTATAATTTCTAGACCTATTACTTTTACTCCTTATCTAGGAATTTCTTCTACAAGAAATTTATATGCAGACCATTATGCTAGTTTAATTTTAGATAATCAAATAGTTCCTATTATCGAAGGTAGAGCAGAATTTGGTCCTAGAGCTTTAGGTAATCGTAGTTTATTATGTTTACCAAATGATAAGAACATAGAAAAACTAAATAAAATAAAAGGTAGAGAAACTGACTCTTGGAGACCTTATGCACCTGTTATACGGGAAGAAGATGCAGATAATTATTTTTACTTAACAAAAAATTGTCCTTATATGTTATTTACTGGTACTATAAAGAATGGAGAATTTAAAACTCATAATAATACAGCAAGAGTACAAGTAGTTTCACAAACTTCAAATATTTTTTTATGGAGAATTTTAACATTAACAAGTAAGTGGGGATTTCCATTATTAATTAATACAAGTTTAAATGCTAAAGGAAAACCTATTGTTAATACATTAGAAGACCTTAGAGAGCTTGATTTATGATTTTACTTACTTATTTATAAAGATATTAAAGAATTGGAATATAATTTTGACTAACTGGACTACAATAAAAAAGTTTACATATACTACAGAAGTAGACACAGATACTCTTCCAACTGGTAGAACATATCATACTCCTGATGGATCATACCCAAGTATTACTACTATACTTGGTAAAACTTCTGACCAAACTTGGTTATTAAAATGGAAAGAACGAGTAGGAGAAGAAGAAGCTGCTAGAGTTTCTAAAGAAGCTACTGATAGAGGAACTTTAGTGCATGAGTATGCTGAAAATTATTTTAACGGTGAGGACATATGGGACAGATTAAGAGAAGAAAAACTAGATGTTAGACAGATGTCTAGAGATCTTATTAGAGCTACTGAACAAGGTGTTGAAGAAATTTGGGGACAAGAACAAGTTCTATGGTCTAATAAATATAAATATGCTGGTAGGACTGATATGGTAGGTATTTGGCGTGGGAAACCTACTATTATTGATTTTAAAACTTCTAAAAAGAAGAAAAATAATAAACAGATTACAGACTACTATATACAAGGATGCGCTTATGCAGTAGCTCATAATGAGATGTATGGTACTGGAATTAAGGATATTGCTATTGTTATGACAATTGACGGTAAAGATCCTATAATATTTGAACAGAGTGCTGTTCCTTTTTTACCTTTATTAAAAAATAGAAGGCTATCTTTTGATAAACTTAGTGAGATATAAAATATGTTTAAATGGTTACAAGAAAAATATGATGACTGGAAATTTGAAAAAGAGTTTCAAGCAAAGAAAAAAGAATTAATGAAGTCTGATCCTTTTATATATTATATGCCAGAAAATGAGGTACAAATTGAAGACTCGAAGAATAAGAAAACATCTTAAGCAATTTTTTGATGATAAGCAATTGACAATAAAAGAAAAGCAATTTATACTCGGCTGTATAAATGCGCAAAAAAAATTTCCACAACTAACTTCTAGACAATGGAGTATTATATGTGAGATAGAAGAGAGATATAAAAATGGCGAGCTACGAGAGAACACCATCGGGGAAAATTAAATATAGAGATATTACTTTTGATGGATTTAATAAGCCTAGACGTTCTAATAGAGAAGGTAAAAAAGGTATGGTATTAGCAAAAGATGGTGATAAGATTAAACTTATTCATTTTGGTGATGCTAATATGGGACATAATTATTCTCCTGAAGCGCGCGCCAGTTTTAAAGCTAGACATGGTAAAAATATTAAAAAAGGTAAAATGTCTGCTGCATACTGGTCAAATAAAGTATACTGGTCTGGACCTAGTGGTTCTAAAAAATCTCCGCCATCCTCACAGAAGCATGTAAAAGGAATAAAAAGATAATAAGGAGAATAAATGGAATTTAATTTTAAAAAAACTCATCTACAAGCTATACTACATAGAGAAGATTCTACTGATTGGTGGCAAGCTATGATGGAGATGTTTCCAAAATATGATATTACTACCCCTAGTCGTGTTGCTGGTTTTGTAGCACAAACTGCTCATGAAAGTATGAACTATAAAGTTCTCACTGAGAATTTAAACTACTCTGCCAAAGCTCTTGATGCAATATTCGGAAAATATTTTAAACGAGCAGGAGTAGATGCTCAGAAGTATCATAGACAACCTGAAAAAATAGCTAATCGTGTATATGCAGATAGAATGAAGAATGGTGATTATAGATCAGGTGATGGCTGGCGTTTTAGAGGTGGTGGTATTCTACAACTTACTGGCAGACATAACTACACAGAATTTGGCAAATCTATTGGAATGACTGCTGAAGAAGCTACTACATATGTGAGAACAAAACAAGGTGCCATTGAATCAGCATGTTGGTTCTGGAAAACTAATAATATTAATAAATATTGTGATGCTAATGATATTGTAGGTATGACAAAACGTATTAATGGAGGAACTATTGGTCTAGCTGATAGAAAAAAACATTATGCTCATGCAATGGAAATTTTAGGTGGTAATTATAATTTTCAAGAAGATGACGATGATGTTAAATATAAACTTTTACGAAGAGGTAGTAAAGGAGCTGCTGTCAAAAAATTACAAGAAGCTCTTGGAGTTTCTGCTGATGGCGATTTTGGTCCTGGAACTGAGGCTGCTGTAAAAGCTTGGCAGCGAGAAAATGATTGTACTCCTGATGGCATAGCTGGGCCTCAAACTTTAGGTAAAATATTTAAACCAGAGTCTAAATCTATTCCTAAGACTCCGCCCAAACCGGCACCTAAAAAAACAACTTTAAAACCTTCATATAGTAAAATCAGTACTAAGAAGTAATATGATGGGTGCAAAACTTAGTATTTCACTTTTAGGCATTATAGCTATTATAGGAGTTGCTTTTGCTTGGTATTTTAATAATACTCAGGCTAAAATGGCCATACTTATTGAAAATGCTGCTACACTTGAAAGTGTTACTAAATCACAAAAAGTAGCTATTGAGAATCTTGAGGCAGATGTTAAAAAGCAAGCGGCACTGTCTCAAGAGTTAAATTTACAATTGCAACAATCAGAATCAAATAACAAAAAAATAGCAACGATGTTAGCTGAAACAGATATAGTTAAAAATTCGTTGCTAGATCCTAAAGCAGTGGAGCAACGAATTAATGAAGAAATTAATATATATTTTAACAGTCTTCAGTCTCTTACTACTGATTAGTGGTTGTTCTCTTTTACAACCACAAAAAATTATTTCAGAACCAGTTGTAGTAAAATCTACAATAGCTATTGTCCCAAGACCAAGATCTATTAATTTATACAATGCTGATATAGTTGTTATAACCGAAAATAATTTAGAAGAGGTAATTGAAGAAGTAAAAGCTAATAACGGTAATTTTGTCATATACGGATTAACTCCTCAATCATTTGAAAACCTTGCTAATAGTTTTGAAGATATAAAAAGATATGTAGAGCAAGCTAACGATGTTATGCTCTATTACGAAAAGGCCGTTACTGAATAAGTTTCCTGCCCCCAGGAGAATAAGATGATAGACCCATTAACAGCAATTGCTGCGGCTAGTGCTGCTTATAAAGGACTGACCAAAATTGTGCAGGCTGGTCAAGAATTGGAGAATTGTACCGAATCACTAGGAAAATGGTTCGGAGCTCTCAATGATATTAATCGAGCAGAGCAACAAAGAAAAAATCCCCCATTACATGCAAAGCTCATGGGCTCTGGCTCTATAGAAGAAGAAGCATTTGCTATTCTTACTCATAAAAAGAAAATGAAAGAGCAAGAAAAAGAAATTATGTTTATGTTGAACATGAGATTCGGTCCTAACACTTGGGAGGAAATGTTAGAATTAAGAAGATCTATAAAAAAACAACGTGAGGAAACTATCTATGCTGCCGAAGAGTTTAAACATGCTATAATAAATGGTGTAATTATGGTAGCATTATCATTTGGTATTTTAGCTGGTATTTTTACAGGTGTTTGGTTAATCGGTTGGGCAGAAGGGTGGTGGTAACATTCAATGTTTGGTAAAGGTAGAGAAATAAAATCCAAGGCAGAATCTACTTCAAAAAAAGTATTACCAGTAATTTTTGAGGCAATAAAAAATTGCAATGCAAAAGGTGCAAAATTTGAAGAACATCGCATAGAACCTCCATTACGCAAAAATTCAAAAACATCACCATGTTGGGAGTTTTATGTTTTTTATGAGATTGAGAGTGGATTTAAATATAAGGAAATGTTGGAGGCAGAATTATTAACTGCAACCAGAAAATATCAATCTAAAAATAAAGTTCCTGATAATATCACAGATTTGGTACCATCAGTTTTAGGTGATAAAGGTATAAGAATTTCATATGGAGTATTAGATAGATGATAAAAATAAAGTGGTATAATTAATGTGGTTTTTTCTGATAAGTTCTATAGCTGGATCTATTATAGGATCAGCCACAGATTCTTGGTTTAGAGATACTAAACTAGGTATTTGGTTTTATAATAAAATAGATAGTTTATATACTTGGGCCTCTAAAAGGTATGGTATAAAACTTCTAACAGATGAGAAAAAAAGAATGGCTAAGTTTCCGGAGTTATCTAAAAGACTTAAAACTTTAGAACTTAGACTACAAGAAGCAGAAAATAAAATTAATATGAAAGATGCTGTTGTAGATAATACTATAGATTACGGCAGTTTTGGAGATGATAATGACTAAAAAATTACAACCTGGGTCCAGGTTTGCTCAGTATGACGTCGATGGAGACGGTACAGTAACGGATGAAGAAATGGCAAGAGCTAAAGAAGTAGCAGAGTTTGAACATAATATAGCAAAGTTTGAGAATGAAGATAAAAAAGAAGATCAGATTCGTAACATGGCATGGTTTGCTCTTTGGGGAATGCTTTTATATCCTGTAGGTATTGTGGGAGCATCTTTGCTTACTCTTGATACTGCTGCTAATTTACTTAGTGATATTGCTCCAACTTATTTTGTAGCAATCTCTGCACTAGTAGCTGCATTTTTTGGTGCTCAAGCATATACTAAAGGTAAGTAACATGTATGCCAGTATATTATGTTGTTATACCTGTATCAAAATTAAAGGTTAATATACTGAAAAGACGTATAAATAAAGAGTATTTAGCTGATTTTAGTGAACGAGTTTATAAGTCAGGTATTAAGTATCCTATTATTTTGAGAGATAAAGGCACTGAGATTGAGTGTCTACTAGGTAATACTAGGATACAAATAGCTATAATGTTAAAACTACCTACCATAGCCTGTTTACTAATTACTACTAAATATTATAAAGATCTTAAACGAGTTGAATCATTTGAAGATTTTATGTGTCAGGCTAACTTAACTAAGCATGATGCACTACAGGGTGTAATCAAACCTACATTGTAATTGCAACTTCCTTATTTTTTATGTATAGTAGTAGAAACTATGGAGATTATATGGAATATTACAATCAAACACAAGACGACTGGCGTATTGCTCAGTGCTGTCAATTTCACGATAAAGCATTAGTAAAACGATACAATTTAGGAACTACTACTAAAACTTACGCTTTGAAGGAAGGTGGTAAAGAACGTGTGCAAACTAAAGCCATATCAAACTGTAAAAAACTACTTGATATTATCTCTACATACTTTCCGACACAACCTAAGAATCTGCGGGCATTCCGTATATCTTCCGAGCTTCTGCCTTGCTATACTTTGGATTTCACTGCGCCATGGTATGATGAGATTCGTGACGAGATTAAAGAAATTTTGGCGGAAACTGGACGAGCAGCAAGAAAGCACTCTATACGTCTTAGTGTTCACCCTGCTCAGTATACTGTGCTCGCTAGTAATAAAGCTGATGTAGTAAAAAAATCTATTGAAGATCTAGAGTATCATGCTCTATACGGACAGTATATGGGTATCCCTGCTGCAGAGTTCTCTATGAATATACACTTACAAGGTTTATACGGAGGAAAACACGAAGATGGTATTTCCAGGTTTGCGACTAACTTCCCCTACTTATCTGAATACGCCCAAGGATGTCTCTCAGTCGAGAACGAAGATAAGCCCAACGGCTATGACATCAAACACACACTTGAGCTTGCGCAGAGAATCCCTATACGATGCACTCTCGACACGCATCACTACGCCTGTCACAGAATGGTCGAAACAGAACGAGTCAAATTTAACGGTAAGTATGTCAACAGAAAAATTAGAGACGTTGAGCACATCACCCATACTAACGAATATTTTAGGGAAGCCGTTAAAAGTTGGAGAGGTTTACGCCCACTATTCCACGTGTCTCAGTCGTTCCCACCAGAAGATCAATCTCATTGGATGAAACCTAATGCTCATGTAGGTGAGTTTTGGGATGAAGAACTTATGGCTGCTCATGTTCCTATGCTACAGTACGCAGACTTTGATATTGAGGCAAAACATAAAGAGATAGCTGTTCAAAGATTTTATAAATTTATACAACAGGAAGAAGAATTTGCAGGAGAAAAAGTACAATCAAAACGACTGGTGTAGGCAAAATAGTAAAGGTGAATGGGTTGTTAACTGGGACTTATTAACTGTTGCTATGATAGAAAGTTTAAATAAACAAATAAAAAATAAGGATAGCTAGTGGTAAAATATAAAGCTATGATATGTATTAATCGCGGCATTCTAGATAATGCTGGTCAGACAGTAACTTATGCGTTGCAATCATTGGGCTGGCCTGAAGTGCAAGATGTAAGGATAGATAAGGTGATTGAATTTAACTTATCAGAACGTGACTGGGATAAAGCAGAAGCAATTGCAAAATCTCAAACAAATGAAGTAATGGAATATTATACTTTAGAAGAGGTATATGATATTGAAACCTAATATTAATAATTGGAAACTAGATCTAGATGATATTCATTGGATTGAGAATGCTTTAAATTATCGTTTAAAAAGACTCACACTTCGTAAAACACAAGTTAAAAAACAATCAAGTATTGTTGAGATAGATAAAGAAGTAAAACATATTACTGATTTACAAGGTAAAATGTTTAACCAGAAACAGTGGTATCGACCAAAAGATAAAGTTTATATAAGTGGATAAAAATAGCGGAGGATTCACACCCCCCCCGCTACCATTAACTACCTATTCAGAGTTTTCTATAGGTATAGGCTCTTCAACCTTTTGTTCTGCAGGAGCAATTACATAATGAATAGATAGTACAATAGCTAAAGAAGCAGCTAGTCCTACCATCATTTTTAAAAAGTCTTTACCTATCAATGGAAAAACAGTTTTGAATTTTTGTTTTCCTGTAACCGTTGCCATAGCAAGTTCACGACCACATAATAGACCAACAAATACCCAAGTGGTTGACATTGGAATATCATTCATCTCCTTAAAGAAATATAGAATGAAAAAGTAAACTAGATCAATAATTGTAGCAGATCTAACATATCTAGTATTATGTTTCTCTAAAACAATTTGTTGAATCTTACCTCCACCTTCGCTGAACATCCAACCTAGACCTCCAACAAAAACTACACTGATTAAAATCATTAGATCAACAGGTATTTCACGAGGCAAAAATACAGCAATATTAGCCATATCATGTGATAACCAAGTCCACCAAAGAAATCCTGTTGTAATCCATTGACCTATTCTCCAATAGTTTTTATGTTGTTCTTTAACAGGTTTTGCTTCGTCTAATAATCTGCTTACAATCATCCATATAGCATATGCAGCAACAGCGGCAACTGCATAACCCATCATTGATTTCATCAACATTTTTTCTAAAACAAATGTTGAAGCAAAAGCTGATAATACTAAAAAAGATGTGCTAACTGGCACACCTACTCTTGTTAAAAGTAATAACACGCCCGGGGCACAGGCATGATACCATTGTATTTCTTGAAAGGGTATTTTATTTAGACGACCATAACTAATATCGCCCCCATAAGAGTACCACCCATACCACAAAGCCCAAAGTAGCACAGCTGAAGCCGCACCCCACATGACTTTCCAATTAACTTTTTCGTTATTTGATGCGATCCATGTACCAAGTGTCTGTACTGAGTCGTTAGCAATAACGGAGTAGGCGGCAAATAAAAAACCCACTAACATCCAAAGTGTTAATAGTTCCATATTAATTTCCTTTTCATTTGACAGTTTTACCCTGTCGCTCATAAAAATGAGGACGTATATGTACGCCCTCAATGGAAATATTATATTACACTTTTGTAACAATTTTGTAAAATTGACTCTGGGAGAAGTGGGTAAATCTTCACGCTTTTTAAATTATTTTATAATAAACTATTAGTGGTAATAACTCTTAAAAACTAAAAATTTTGGACACTAATTAAAAATAAGTTATAATCAGAGTATAAATAATTACTTGGAGTTGATATGGCCCCTAGAATACCCCGTAAGAAAGGACAGAGGCGAAATTCTAAATCGCACTCTGACTTGTATACAGATGAAAATCCTAAAGGTACTATTAAAGGTTTGGGTTTTGCTACGGTTAAAAGTGCTAGCACTTCTGTGGCTAAAATTAAAGCTTCTAGTAGGTCTCATGAGCATAAAACGCAAGCAGCGATAGCTATGGAACAACGAGCAAAAGAAATGGGTAAAGTATCTGCTGCTAGAGTTTATAGAACTTTCATAAATCAACAAAAGAAAATTACTGCAAAACGTAATGCAAAATGATAGGAGTCTTAAATGACCTGTGATTGTAAATGTCAATGTAAGGGAAAACTTGATTGTAGTTGTACTTGTAGTGACTGCACGTGTTGTAAATCAGAGTAAATAAATGGCTAAGAAACCAACTAAGAAAAAATCATCAACACCTACTAATCCTAAATTATATGCAAAAGTAAAGTCTGAAGCTAAACGTAAGTTTGATGTGTACCCTTCTGCATATGCTAATGGGTGGTTAGTAAGAACCTATAAATCTCGCGGCGGTGGTTATAGATAATGGCTAAACCTAGAGGTGGTTTAAGCGCATGGTTTGGAAAAGGATCTAAGGGAGACTGGGTTAATATCGGTGCCCCTAAAAAAGATGGAAAATTTCAACCTTGCGGCAGAAAAACATCTAAAAAAGGTAAGTATCCAAAATGTGTACCAAGATCAAAAGCTAATAGTATGACTGCTGCAGAAATTAGAAGTGCGGTTACAAGAAAAAGAGCTGCAGGTAACCCTGGCGGTAAACCTACAAATGTAAAAACTTTTACAAAGCGTGGTAAGTCTAGTGCCACAAAAAAGAAATAATTAGGAAAGAGAGAAAAGTTATAATGGCTATGCATAAAAATGGAATGGGTAAAAAAGCTAACATGAAATCAAAAAAAGTTGGAAAAGGCCCAATGAAAGCTATGAATGGTAATAAGAAAAATGGTAATGGCGGATTGACTGCTGCACAGAAAAAATTACCACCAGCTCTTCAAAAAGCAATTCTTAAGAAGAAAAAATAATGACAATATTAGCAGAACGAGGCGCTGTATATAATATTAGTACTGCCACAATAAGTTCAAATGTGGTAGCAACTGCTACTTTAAGTCTTTTAAAAGGTACAGATAATCTTTTAAGTACTACTGACGTTATTAGTATCACTGCAAACACTCAGTGTAGATTTGCTATGGATGCTTCCGCTCCTACGGTAAATGTACTTATTGGGGCTAGTGAAACAAGATTTTTTAAAGTCGAAGGAAATATTGGCACAAACTTTAGTCCTTGTATCATGCAAAATGATGGACGAGCTGATAAAATTTCAGTACAGCTAATAGAGTTTAAAGGCTAATATGCTAGAACGCGCAGCTCATATGGCACACCTATCTAGTATAGCATACTTAGAAGATCACCATTTTGTGCATGCATTATCTAATGTAGGTTATGATAGACACCATTGGTTTGATACTAATGGTACTCAAGCATTTGTGTTGCCTCCAGATGAAAATAATATTATTATTATTTGTTTTAGAGGTACTCAACTTACTGAGCTTCCAGACTTATTAGCAGATCTTAAAGTATGGAGATCTACAAGTGATGAAAGAGGTTTAGTACATACCGGATTTAAAGAGGCTTTAGATAATGTATATCCTGATATTTTAAATCTTCTTGATTCTATGGACCTTAGTTTAGACTCTAAACCCACTATAATCTGTACAGGACACTCCTTAGGTGGAGCACTAGCTACCATCATGGCAAGTCGTATTGATGCTCAAGAACTTTATACATTTGGCTCGCCTCGCGTTGGTGATAGAGCTTTCGTAAAAGAAATGAATAAAGACGGTATTAAACACTATAGATTTAGAAATAATAATGATATTGTTACTAAAGTTCCTTTATCTTTATTATTTTATAGGCATCATGGTACTTTAAAATATATAAATCGTAAAGGTATAATTAAAAAATTAAGTATTTGGCATAGAGCCCTAGATATGTTGCTTGGTCATTTATCCTCTTGGATAAAACTTAAACCTTTAGACAGTATTTCAGATCACTCTATATACGACTATCATAGGAAAATTACTTATAATGTTCATTTATCGAGCAAAAACTAACTGTCCAAAGTGTGATAGTTACAATGAAGTTTGGATTGAAAAAGGTAAAGTAGTACCTCTTAATATTATTGAATGTACAAATGAGGATTGTGGACATGTTTATGATGGTTGTGATTTTATAAGTGGTTTTATAGAGTTGAGAACTAACTCATCAATATCAAGTTATTCAATAACTCATACACCTTTATAAGTAAGTATACTCTTGCATACTTTGTTAAAATATCTTATATTAAGTTATATTAATAAGGAGAGACCCATGGGAAAGAAACGCTTACGCAAAACTCAGACTTCAAAAGGTATTCACAGTACTGTGAATACCTCTATTCTTAAACAGCTTCGTCAAGATTATCTTGCTTCGCCTGACAGAATAATTAATCAGTTAGCTGCTCATAGAGCAGGTAAACGTGTTATGGTTACTATCGCTAACCCTAATAAAAACCAAACTAACAAACGTTTTATTCGTGTTCCTGCATCTACAGCTTGGAACGCTTCTAAACTAAAAATGTTAGCATGAACAAATCCACAAAAGCACAAAGATTAGCTGCTCATAATGAGTGGCTAATGTTGTATGGAGCACACCCCTCTCAAACAAATCGCAAAACTCGGTGCAAACCTGCTAGAGAAAAATTTAAAATTGCTAAAAGTGTCACTTCTGATACTATAGGTAATGGAATTAAAAACCAAAATAAAGTGTATAGTGGTGAAAATGACTTTGTTCTTGGACTAGCGTATAATAAAGGTAATCTACAACCTCTGACACTTAAAGAAGTGGCAGACCCAGCAGTTGGAAAACGCAGATGAATAGTATTATGAAAGCTGAATGGCAACATTATGCAAGAGTCTCTTTAGACACTTACATACAATTTGTAAATGAAGAAATATTTCCTAAATTTACACTTAATAAGTGTAACTTTGATTGGAGTCCTTCACGTCGTAGTTCAAGAGGGGGTTGGTATGCTGACGGTCCTGGCATTAATATGGCTATGCACCATTATTGCAGAAATTATACAAAACCTACTTTAATTCGTGTATATGAATATAAATCTTTTGATAACAGTTCTGTTATTGGAGGATTTTATACGAAAGATAAATATCAAAAACTTGAGATGGTGCTTTTGCACGAACTATCTCATGCAGTTCAGTATTATACTTATAAGGTTAATAATATTAGATGTAAACCTCATGGCCCTGTCTGGAAAAATATTTATTCTAGACTTAGAGAACAATTTCTTAATCCGTGTCTAGGTGATCAAGTTGCACTAAAAACTGAATATAATAAAGATATAGATAGTTTAGGTAGGAATAGTAAATCAACTATACCTCTTGCTACTAAGAAAGAGTTGGATAAATTATTTGCAAGAGCCGCCAATAAAAGTTAATTTAAATACTTTTTGTAGTAGACCATGGGAAGAATTACACATCGAGGAGGACGGTAAAGTTACTCCTTGTTGTGTAATGCCCTCAAATAGATTTCCAATGGGTAATAATCTTCAAGAGTACTCAACAGGTAAAGCTTTACATAACTTAAAAAGTGATTTATTACGAGGAATCAAAAATAAAAATTGTGAATGGTGTTGGAATAACGAGAAAGACGGTATGTCTTCTCATAGAAAAAAAGATGTAATAGCTTTAAATACTCCGGGATTTAGATCTATACATTTACGTCTAACTAATGTGTGCAATTTAAAATGTCGTATGTGCAATCCTTCATTTTCTAGTACATGGGCTGTAGAAAATAAAAAACATAAACTTTTCTCCGAAAAAGAAGTAAAAATAAAAGATGTATTTGATAATAATGAAAAACTATATGAATTATTAAAATATAATATATTAGAAGGTAGATTAAGATTTATAGACATATCAGGTGGGGAACCACTAATCACAGACTCAAACTTTAAGTTATTAAATTTTTTAATAGATAACAAATGTGCTCATTTAGTGAGTATACACTATTCTACTAATCTAATGAAATTAGATTATAAAAAAATTAATTTAATAGACTTGTGGAAAAACTTTAAACATGTTACAATCGAAGCTAGTTGTGATGGTTGGGGTGAAGCAGTAGAATATAGTAGAACAGGTTTCAGTAGAAAAACTTTTTTAGAATGTATTTCTAAATTAAATGGACATAAAAATATTAAACTAGCAATAAATTGTGTAGTAAATATTTATAGTGTTTGGACACTACCTGAAATAGAAAAATTCAGAGAACGGATCGGAGCTTTTATTACTTATTCTCCTTGTTATTTACCTGATCACTGTAATCCACAAAGACTATATAAAGAAGATAAAGAAGCACTATACAAATTATACAAAGGAAATGAGTATTTAGAAAAAGTTTTTAATACTTTTATTAAAACTGATTTACCACCTTTAGAACATAAAATGTTAAAATTTAACTCTACCTTAGATAAA